ATGTTACTACTTGGCTCATCAAGAGTTATTGCACCACTGGATACGGTTTCATCGGGTAAAGTTGCGCCGTCTGCCCAAATCTTTACAGTTTCGCCCTCTAAGTGAGAAAGCCCACTAATAGAAGTTACTGTTCTTCTGACAAAACCACCGCTTGTATAAACATCAAAATTAGTGGTATCTAATCCATCAATTTCAAATGATGTCGTGCTCAATACTGTGACTGTCCAGTTTCCATTGATTTCTGTTAGCCCTTCAACATTGTAAATTTTAACAGTTTGACCAGTTGATAATCCATGTGCGCTTGAAGTAGTTACCACGCAAGGGTTTGCATTTGTTGCACCTACAATTGATGTTGCTGTGTAACTAAGACTCAATCCAGAATCCACAAACCAGGCATCCTCGCTCAATGCTGAACTAGAAAACTTTTGATCCAAAAACTCAATATAGCGAGTAGTCGAACCGTCAATAGTTCTACTGACAATCAAATAAAGTTCATCAGATCTACCATCAGGAGTAGGAATCACGGCGATACTTTCCACAACAACATCAGAACCACCAATAACATGCTTTGCCCATGCTGTAACGTCCTGACTTTGATTGTATGTGCAAGAAATCAAAACACCATCAGATCGAACAAACCAAATGATTCTGTCTGGATTCTGCTGATAAGCACTCGAAATCAATCCACCCTCTGTGATGTGCTCTGCCAGAATATTCAATTCATTCTCTCGATATTGTTCCGATTCAAAAGAGAATTGAAACTGTGTAAAGTTCAATCCGGAAGCATCAATGAAAAGAGTAGAATCGTTTATCTTAATAGGCTTAATTGGTCTGCTTCCAAGTTGACTTTGTTGACTCACTTGGCTGTTTGTTGGCCCAAATGTTTCACTTGTGGTTATCTCGCTGACTGCAAACTCTGCTCCCGTTGTTCCTGCAAGTAATGAATCACCTGGAGAAAGCCATTCAATATCATTGATGCGATCCGAATTTAATCGAACAGTAAATGCACTCTCTGTAGTAACCTCGCCAAAATCGGTAGCTCTAAAGTTCTCAAAGTCTCCAACAACAGAGAAGTCAATCTCTTGACCCTTGGCAAAACAAAGCCTCTCACGAAAGAAACTAACCTTTTCAGGGAAGCCATTCTCGATAGAAAACTTGCCTAATGCCCAACGAGTTGAAGCATTTGATGCACCAACCACCCCAGAAGGAAGCCTGTCAATAACAGTAGCAGTGACCGAAGTAGTGCTTGAGAAAGCGGTAATTTTGACGATTCCTGCACCATAGTCTCTATAAGTCCACTTAACCCCATCTGGCCCATCTGACTGCTCCCCTTCTGTATGCACTGGTCTAACCACTTCTGACTTAGTGCCAAGTGTACTTGTGCCTCCTGAAGTATAAGTGGTGTAATGTGTGCTATCTTCATTTTTCAATTCAAATGTAGTGCTAGTCACTGCTTGAATCTCAAAAACTCTATCATTTAATTCTGTCATACCAACAACGGAAGCAATACGAACAAAATCACCGTTGGAATATCCATGCGCTCCTGAAGTTGTAACGACAGCAGGGTCCTGCTTAGTTATACCTGTAATTGTCTTTGCGCTGTATTCTGAACCACCATTAACAAAAGCCTCATAGTTTTTACCGTCTGACTTTGCTCTATCACCCTTGGCATAAAAAGCGTTCGTCTGCCAAGGTTCTACATCAATAATGCTTTGTTCTTGTAAATAGACAAGACTCCCAACCATGTCCGCAGTAAACAAAGCAGAGCCAGCCGTTAAAGTGACTGAGCCTGTTTCAGCACTGGCATAGATTGTATTAGTTCCTGTGTTTAGCCTTTGAAATGGGCCTCCAGTTAAATCAAGCTGAGCAATTGAAAAAGTCGTTGCACTTGTTCTTGTGAGTTTCTGGATCGGGTAACTTGGATGCACCAAGTACATAACATCACCAGATTGCACATAGTCAATTCTGAAAATGTTGTCCGAATCAAACAAGTCTGCTTGAGCGTAAACTGTTGCAATCTCAGAAGCAGCGATATAGCCATGATTGGTATAGAACCTCATGTATTGATCGCCGACCTCAATAATGTAGTTGGTATCTCTTGAGACTCTGAAGGGAATCAATGCAGTTCTATTTCCAGCGGTTTTGACCGACTGAATGAACTTTGTTCCAGGTCTTTTAAATGCTGGCCCTTGAACAGTTGCAAGCATGTTCTGCATTTCATAGCAACCATTACTGTACTTGTTTATATCCACCCTTCCCTCAAGAAGTGGAGATAGTTCACCTGCATTAAAACTGGTTTGAATTGGACTGGCTTTAGGCATTACAACCTCATCATAGTCCAGGAAGTATCAGCTTGCATTTGTGCTGGTCTTTCAATTGCATTTGCCCTGATTGCAAGGCTAATGGAAGTCTGAAAGTCTGCTCTCAAGCTCTCCTTTTTTGTGTTTGATTGCGTTATCAGTTCGCAAGCTTCGAACGCTAAGTTGTCAGCAAAAGCTCTAACAAAAGCAGAATCAAAATCACCTGCTTCTTCAAAGTCTTTTACGTAGACAATCTTGATAGGGCCAGTCTCGTTTATAAGAATCTTTCGACCCTCTACAAGGTATTGGCTTTGTGGATAGGAGTTGTAAAAGTTTAAGTTTGGATCGTCTTCCTGATTCTCAACGCTGATTAACTGTAGACAATCAGTTGGCAATTGAAACTCAGTAGTATATCCCCAAGAAGGTGTACTTGTCAGTGAAGCAAGCTGTGCCCTTCCTTTTGAGAATGCCCAACGGAATTGACGCAATAAACCTTGTCTCACAATGTCATAGATTGCAGACATGGTTCTAGCCCTTGGATTGTTTTCGTCCAAGTCAGCTATCGTTTCTTGCCCTAGTTTGACTAGAGCCATATTGACGATGTCAACTTTACTTGTGCCAGCCATTAGCTAGGGAAGTCGTTTTGCTTAATATAGATGATGATGTTCTCAAGACCTTTGATAAGATCATTCATGCTGTCAGTGTCAGCGTAGACAGAATCATCATACGATATTTCAACATTACTAGAAGTTGTTGAGGTGTTTGCATCAACGTCTTCATAATTTTCGCCAAGATCTAAACCTCTGTATTGAGTTGCCATTTTATCCCCTTATAAGGAAAGAGAGTCCACCCCCGAAAGGGCAGACTCAAATTGATTTACAGTTGAACCGCAGTGATGAAACCAAAAACCTTAGTAGTGTCTGGAATAGTTCCAGCTTCCACCTTTGCCTGGATCACCACAGGATTGATCGAATCAATCACACGAACCATCCCATCACCTGCATCCATGAATGCAGTACCAGCAGAAGAAACATCCAAGGCAGCAGCAAAAGCGTCCTCATCAGCAGGAACAGCAGTACCGTCAGGCTCAGTATATCCAGTGTGACCAACGTCCAAAGTTCTGCTTGCACCAAAAGCATCAAACTTAACTTTGGACAACCCTGTTTGAATCGCCCATCTTCCGGCAGGAAGTTGAGTAAGATTCAATAGAGAGTTTGCATCACCTGCACCACTCTGAGTGAAAGAGAACTTGAGAACTCTAACTTTCCCAGTGTACTCGTCCCCAGGTTGGATAGTAGGTGGATCGGTAATCAATTCAGCGTATTCAGTCGAATTTTGTGTAGTAACAGCCATTTTCTGTTCCCCCTATTAACTACCGTAGCAAACGATTTGAACTACTTTTTCCTCTTCGGTTCGAGTAGCTCCTACCATGTTGCTTGCGTAAATTTGAGTTGAGTAGTTCTTTGTTGGGATAATGTCCATCTTGCCTTCAATGTCTTTGTAAAGACCCAAAGCAACGCCAGACTTTGCCCACATTGGAACCAAGAAATCAGAAGATCCGTCAATCAAACCGGAGTTTGCATCTGGATACCTAGAAGCATTCTGCCATTGAACATGCTTGAAGGTGATGCCCATAAAGGACTTCAATCTTCCATTTTCAATAACAGCAGTTTGTCGGTAATCAGACTTTAGAACTTCGATTTCCTTCAACAGTTCTTTGTTTTGTCGTGCAGTGATTGCACAATAAAGCATATCTTCTTCATCAACATCATTGCCGAGAAAAATCTCAACTCCTGCCTTTAGCTTGGCTACGTTCAAACCTGAGTTTGCCCCACCAGTTGCCAATGGCACAATGTTGTTAGAATCGAATGCAGTAGTGCTTCCACCCTTAACACCAGTCTTTGAAGTTGCAAACATGGCTGCAAGGATTCGATCATCACAAGCACGCTTCAAACCAGCAACGAAAGCACGAAGAACATTAGATTTTGGATCATAAGGACCAGAAACCTTGATAACATCGTCCCAATCGAAAAGATCAGAAAGTTGATAGGCAGTTGGCTCATACCATCTACGGTCATAATCAACATTGCTGTAAACAGTGTCACTGTTTCTGCTTGTCTTCTTTTGAGCTGTTAAAGCTCCGATAATTGTTACAGGACTTGAAAGATCACCTTCAATACCTGATTCAATCTCGACACAATCCATCAAACGAGAGTCCATAGCCTGAGCTGCTAGACGC